GTTGCGTGACTAGCTGTTTTCCAAACTTCATCAGCACTAGCACCTGCGTCTGCTTGGTCTTCACCAGACTTAATGTTAGGCAATTTTAATGCTTCGCTAATCGTGACAACAGCGTTTATTCTTAGTGTTTGGTCTGCAGGTGTCGCTGCCATTACTCCGTAGAGGATTGAGTTGGTTTGTTCGGTGGCTATGTCAGCTCTGGCTTGGTTGTCTATGATGAGAATATTCGCGGCAGTTTGTTTATTTCCAGCCTGGTAGCCCAAAAAGATACCATAACCTCCTGAGTTGGCACCTGCGACATAACCTATTGCTGTATCATTTGAACTATTTGCATTTAGTAATGCACCACTACCCACTGCCGTATTAAAACTCTTATTTGTTCCCGTAAGACTTTTTAATGTGTTTTTCCCTATAGCTGTATTATTAGCCCCAGTAGCAGTAACATTTCTCATAGCTTCACTGCCTATTGCAACAGAATCGGTCATTGTAGTCATCAACAAGAATGTTTCTGTCCCAAGTCCAAGGTTGTTAGTCCCAGTTGTTATGGCTCCACCAGTTCGTCTTCCTATCATTATATTAGAAAAACCCGTGGTAAGACCTTGACCCACCTCTTCACCTATTAATATATTCCTGAAACCCGACATAGTAGTATTACCTGCATTAGAACCAATAATCACACTAGAAGCAGCGTTTCCTCCATCACTAAACAATATTCCTCTTTCATCAACTCCACTTAAAACTGTTCCACTACTATTTTGCCATTCTTGTAAATTACTAGCCTGTGATGCAATACCCTTAACTATTAAAGGTACTCCGTCAGTGGCTTGTGAGTGGATGGTAATTCCAGCACCAGTTCCATCAAAAAGTCCGTAAATAAGTGGTGTTGTTGTGCTTGAGTTGGCTATGTAAAGTTTGTTGCTACCTGTTTCTGCACTACCAGCACTATATCCAATAGCTACATTACCGCCACCAGTTGTATTATATCTTAAAGCAGTTCTTCCAATGGCAATATTATTTTCTCCTGTTTCGTTTTCCAATAAAGCTCCTTGTCCAACAGCTATATTATTATTTCCTTCTGTGTTATCCCTCAAGGCAACACCACCAATTGCTAAATTATACTGACCCGTTGTTGTTTCTTTTAATGCTTCCCAACCAACTGCAGTGTTTTCAAAACCACTTGTTAAAGAATACATAGCATTGTATCCAATTGCAGTGTTGTAATTATTATTTGCATTTGACAAAGCGTTATAGCCAATACCAGTATTTCCAGCTCCAGTTGTATTAGCATCTAAAGCATAAGAACCGATAGCAAGGTTATTTGTACCTGTGGTGTTAGCACTTAAAGCGTTGTATCCAATAGCAACATTATTAGCCCCAGTTGTATTAGCATCCAGAGCATAAGAACCTATGGCGAGGTTAGCTGCACCTGTTGATTGATATAAAGCCTTGTAACCAATAGCTACAGCATCATCTACAGAACCAGTTCTTTGTGCTTCGTGTCCAATAGCTATACTCCTGCTAACATTTCCACCTCTTAAAGCAGACCAACCAATTGCAGTATTATTATTACCAGTAGTTATACTGCTACCAGAATTTGAACCCATAATCATATTATATGAACCAGTAGTTAAGTTGAGTAATGTTGTTTTCCCTAAAGCCGTATTACTATTACCAGTTGTAATAGAAGACATTGCTTGTTGCCCAATAGCAACATTATATTTTCCTTCACAACCACCAGTAATAGAAGAACTGTTATCTCTACCTGCTTGGTAACCAACCCACAAATTACTAGAGTCATTACTATCAATCCTAAACAACTCACTACCACTACTATTCTGTGCCACGATTAGAGGTGAGGTTTGAGTAGAGTGTGCTTGAACGATTAGTTGTTCGTTATCTGCTGTACCGTTGATGTGAAGGCGGGCTGAGGGGGTGGCTGTGCCGATGCCGAGGTTGCCCGAACTTGAAAGTCTTATCCGTTCCGTATTTGTTGGATAAACTCCAGTGGTTGAAGTGTAAAAAGCTATATACCCAGGTGCAACATTTATTGAAGAACCAGCAATACCTGTGTTTACATTATAGCCAGTAGTGGGGTGACGATTAAAAGACATTTGATATCCATAGATAATGCCGACAGGGGCAAAAAAGCCTATATCGTTTGCACCACCATCTAGTTTTAACAATCCATTTACGGTCAGCTTCTCGCTTGGACTACTCGTCCCTATCCCCACTCTTCCATTAGTAGTATCTACATAAAGCGTGTCTGTGTTAATAGCTACGTCTGTGACCGTTGAAGGTACTAACTTGCCGTCTACGATATCCCATAAGCCGTCTAAGAGTTGTAAATGTTCGTCGTGAACGGGATTGAAAATGACACGGCTCATTTCTTCCTCCTTCCTCCATAAGTGTCTGTGGTCTTGTGACATTCAACACATAAGGTTCTTCCATTATCTATAGCAAACCTTAGTTCTGGATAGTCACAAAAAGGTTTGATATGGTCAGCTTGAAGTTTACCACCTCTTTTACCACACCATACACAAGTATAACCATCTCTCTCAAACACTGATGTCCTCCATAGTTTATACTCCTTAGAGGTTCGGATAACCTTATTTCTCGGTGTTATTCCACCTTTCCATACAGGAGCATTTTCTCCACGATGATATTTATACTGACATTCTTTACACCTCTTTGGTCTATAAGAAGAAAGTTGCTTATTACAATCAACACATCTTGGTAATCCACCCTTCCAATTCCAACACTTATCCCCCTTATTTACAGAATGACCTTTTTTGAACATTGTCTTTATAGAACCAGTTTTTAATAAATGTGGTCTTTTTGTTCCTTTGGCAGATTTAAACTTACATTCATTACACATGTTTTTTCTTTTTCCAGACCTAATTGTAGTAAATGCTTCATAAGTCATCGGTCTTTCAACTCCACATTTGTCACAAACCACAAAGTAGGTTCTATCCCTTTCCCTTCTCTCTTTTGTTTGTTTAATGTTTCCCCATCCTGGGAAATGTTTTTTATTCATTATGCCTCCTCCCAAATACTAACCCCTGTTAAGTTACCGTCTGTGTAAGTCAATGTTTTTACATAGTCAGTACCATCAACTGTTTTCGTTAGTGTTGTTAAGACATCACTTGTATAACCAAGAACAAGTGGATTGTTATTATCCAATAAATCATTCACACTCTTAGTGATTAATGCACCCTGACTACCGACCTGCTCAACAGACGCACCTCGAGTGTGTGTAGTAGTATCAACAATCTTGATAATTTTATCTTCTGGTAGAGACATTTACCTTTACCTTAAATTTTAATTCCTTGCTCCCTAAGGTCTAGTGTCCTTTCTCTTTTACTAAGTAAACTCTCCTTAATTGCTAACTCTCCTTCAAAAGCTTTGAGTGAGTCCAAATTAGCTGTTATAACCTTAGTTCTTTCCTCCACACTGTCGTTAAGACCTTCCAATGCAATCCTCTGGTCGTTAATCTCAAGCTGTAAAGCGTCCTTTATAAGGTTTGCATCATTCATACCCTTTGTAGCTATACTAAAACCTTCTCTTGCCTTTGCTAAGTCCTTCTCGTATTTAGTTATATCCTTTTCAATAGTCGTTTTCTTGGAATTGAGTTTTTTAATCTCTTCCTTGATGGTTGCTACTTCTGCAGTCAATTTACTAAATAATGATTCACTCTCTTTCACTTCAACCTCTAACTCTTCTGTTTTTACTGAGTAAGCAGTGTTCTGTGCTTTGATTTCATCAACCCTAAGACTCAATAGTCTTATCTCTTCTAATTTTTGTTCAGCCTCGGTCATTTATATAATTACTTAATTTATTGAATCTGTACTGTAACAGTTACTGCTGACCCACCTGAAGAAACGCCTATAGTCTTTACAGACAATTCGTTTGCTTCAAAAGGTGTTGTTGCACCGATTGTTATAATAGCTCCACCGTTAATTGAAACGTATAAAGTTCCTGTACTTGAAATCTTTATATAGTGTGTCTCTCTTGGAACTGCTGTGAAAGGTGTTAGTAATGTCGTAAACCCTGCGATACCTACTAAGCTTGTATCAGCTAAAACTCCAGCTACATTTACCGAAGCACTCTCCCATCCGTAGATGCCAGAATGTCTGGTAGTACCGTCTTGATTATGTTCTATACTCATTTTGAAACGAAATACAATTTAAATACATATTTCTATTAATTCATATTACAAGTTTCTAATAGTAAAGACAATATTCACTACTTCCTTGTACCTCCGAAAAGGTATATATATTGACCAGTCGGTTCACCACCTAATGTCCACTTCCTATTCTTACTATCCCAATTGAACCTGGTCGTTAGTTTTATATCTAAGTAATCACCATACCTTTTATTAAAATACTCCTTGTTAAACAATCGTATGTGAGAAGGGTCTGCGAATGAAGGTACAGTTACTATGTACTCACTACCACTTGGAATGTTTCTTATAATATCTATATCTCTTTTAACATGCTCTAATACCTCCGTACACACGTATAAGTCTGCTTTTTTATAGTTCTCCACCTTGTAAGCGTCTCCAACCCATACATTCAAATCCTTACTAGAATCTTTGGCTTTGCTTATAGCATACTCAGAGAAATCAAATCCAGAGTAATCATCGACGTACTTTGACAATTCTGCCAGACCGCAACCTATGTCTAAGACACTCTTACCTTTTACAATGTCTCCTATGAACTCCATAATCTCCTTATACCTAGACATATCATTATCCTTTAGAAAGTGTTCGTCGTAATAATCAGAATCCTTCTCCTTTGCAGGAAATGTGGAAAACAACACACCACTATTGTCTGCACCTTCTGCAAACTCCATCCATCTCATACACTCTGTCGGTTGGGAAATCTGTGCAAGAAAGAAAATGGCATCTTTGAAGTTTGGGTTGATTTGAATCGCCCTTAGAAGAGAGTTGTAAGCCTCTTGTGTCCTTTGTTTGTAGTAGTAACACCTGCCCAGCATATAATAAGCCTGTGCTTCTTCACCCTTCCAGCCTGGATTCTCTAAATACTCTCTATACCAAAAGATAGCATCAGCCCAATTTCTTTTGTAGAAATGTTCCCTTGCTAAGTAAAACTTCTCTCTAGTAAGTTTCCTATCTTCCATAACAGCCTTTGTAAGTATCCTCAACGTCCTGTTCGGGTCTTTCTTGTGTGAAGGGGAACTGTCGTAAATAGTAGTTATATTAGAATTGTATGTTTTTATTTCACCACCGTCCTTTTTCAAGTAGTTGTGAGCTGCACCGTACCACTTTATTTCTGGAATATTCTTATAGGCTCTTGGGAACACATTAGAAATACCTGTCCCTCTAGCCACTGTGAAAATATTCATTGCCTCACACCCTTGTTTGTCTGCACTCTCTATCTCTGCCCTTAATTCATCAAAACTACAGTCTAAAACATCGTCTGCATCTATGGTTAATATCCAGTCCCCAGTGCATTTATCTTTACTGTGCTGTCTAGCCTTACCAAAATGGTCACACCAAACAAAATCTGTATACACCTTGTCTGTATACTTCTTCGCAATCTCTACCGTGGAATCTTCTGAGCCTGTGTCACAAATGATTATTTCATCTGCGTCTTTGACTGTATCTAAGCAACGAGCAAGTAAAACTTCTTCGTTTTTAACTATCATAGCTACACTAATCTTCATATCTATTTCTACTTAATTTAGATTAAGAACTGACACAACCCCCAAAAGGAGGTCGTGTTAGTACTGAATACTATGCACCTGTTGGTCCTGTTGGTCCTGTTGGTCCTGTTGGTCCTGTTGGTCCTGTTGGTCCTGTTGGTCCTATAGGTCCTGTTGCACCTGTTGCCCCGTTTCCAGTTACTTGAGTTCCATCTACATAGATTCCTCCTGAGAAATGTGTTGACATATTTTCTTGTGCTTAATTAAGATACGTAGCAGAGTTTATACCCTCTGCCATGGTAACAAACTGATTAGTCTGTGTAAGACGCACCGTCTCCTTTAGAACCCCATACTCCTCTCCAGTCTCTCCATCCGAGAGCTAATCTGAAGAAATACTGCCAGTATGTAATCTGATTCTTTGCACCGACTGCTTCTGCTAATCTCTTAACAGATGGTTTGTGTCTCCAACCATAGCTCAACTTGTGGCTTCCGCTTGCAAGTAAGAACCATGCTGTGTCTGAACCACCAGCTGCTGCACCAAGATAATCCCAAACTATTACGTTTAGCTGACCACCAGTGTATACGGACATTCCGTTTACATTAGCATCATTGTCTGCTGTACCACTTCTATTGGTACTCTTTGTAATAATTATAGCTTCTTTTTCTAGTGCAGGTGGTACTATTAAAGTATTAGGAACCATTGAAATTAGGTTTCCTCTGTCGTCTAATTGTCCTCTCATAGCTAGAATTCCAGTCTCCAAGTTTGCCTCAGTTAGAGTTATACCTGTTGAACTTGCATTACTTTGTGCTGTTCCACCGTCTGCTCTGGTATGTACAGTTGAACATAGTGGTTTGCCGTCTCCGTATGAAGTATAGCTTGTACTATGAGCATTGTTGAATAGGTCTGAACCTAGTCCTTCTGCTTTTCTTGTCAATGAATCGGTAGCATCTTTTGCTTTTCCAATTACACCATATAAATCGTCCTCAAGAAGTTCCCAAGATACTGGTAAGTTGTTACCGTACTTGTATGCTGTTAAGGTCGTGTTGTATGTAGGGATAATTGCATCCTCTCCAAATTCACCTGCCTCATTTACCATAGGGATTTCACCTAATCCTGTATATCCAGAAAAAGTTTCTGCTGTTGTTCTCAACTCAACTGATTTCAAAATTTTAGAAAACTTTGATTCTAACATCTTGTAGTTGTCAGCTAAAACTTCTTTAAATCCTGGGTCTACAAGGTTAGCATTTGCAACGACTGTTGCTGGTGCTACTATTGCTTGATTTGCCATGTTTAAAAAATTATAAAATTAAAATATTTACGAATTATAGTTCTCTCTCTGCGAGCTCTCTCTCACATACATAAAAAAGACCTACACTTGTGTCTGAGTCGCTTCCGTAACCTTGTGGGTTGTAAGCAATACATCTTAGACCTGCTACTGTTGAACTTAGTGAGCTGGTATCCATTACCATTGCACCAGTTCCTCCAGTAAAATCACCACAAAGACCTACATCTGTTGATACAAAAGTATCAGCTGCATTGTCATTGTCCATTAAAACCACCATATCTGAAGTTACGTCTACAGACACACCGTCTGTACCATCTACTCCAGCTTCCATAGCTACACCGAGGATACCTGCTCCTGCGGTTGCTACTACAATTTCTCCAGAATCATCGAATTTTACGAAATCTCCTGCTGCGAATGTTCCACCAGCATTAAACGTCATAAAAACTCTATCTCCCCCTGAAAGGGATTTAATTACTCTTGCTCCTGTCATTTGAGTTGTTATCAAAAATTATATATAACGAAGAATTATTCCTCCGCTAATCTTTTTGCATATGCTTCTTCTGTTATGCCGAACTGTCTTGCCATTGTTTTTTGTTGGGATGTTAATTCTATTTCTCCCAAAACGTTAGCAGAACCTCCTGAAGCGGCACCTTCTGTTGGTATAGAGTTCTGAGCCTGTGCTAAACCTTGTAATTTACCCTCTTCAATTAATTGCTTTGGGTCCATTATAACTTTATAGCCGTACTCGTAAGCGTCTTCCATTTTAGCTCCTGTTTCAGCAGAGTACTTTGCGGCAGCAGCACCAACGGCACTCCTATTTGCTCGTACTATCCTTTCGTTTCCACTAAGTAGGTCTGGATGTCTCTCTTCAAAACTCTCAAAGAAAGATTCCCTCTTACTACGCTCCTCATTCTTAAGAGCAGTTTCTTGTCTCATTTTGTCTTGAGCCCATTTCAGAACTGGGTCGCTATTTCCGTCAGTTGCCTGGGGATTAGAAACTCCCATGTCTTCAAGGACAGACTCATCGAGAATACCTTGCTCTACCAATTTCTTGTTTGCCATCTTCATAAAATCTGGGTCACCAGCAGCCGCCTTATCAAGGGCTTCTAATAGTTGTTGAGACTTTAAGTACTTGTTGTTTTCTGTTTCCAATGCCTTTATCTTCCCGCTCATACTCTTCTTATCATTCTCCCAATTATCAACAGGCGTACTAACCTGCTCTTCACCAGCGTCCTCTTCTACGTCAACCTCACTGGTAGGTTGGGTATCAACTTCGGTGTCTACAGCGTTCTCTGATTCTACTGGGGTTGTTATCTCACCCTGTTCTGGAGAGGCTATAGTCTCCTGCGTTATCTCTAAACTTTCGTCCATTGTATTCAATTAAATAATTTATCTACTTTTACTTATATAAAGAGCTATACACTAACCAATATTATTTTAATTCATCGTCATTGTCAATTTCACCCTGTCGCCTTACCAATTCTTCTTTCGCACGATTGACTACATCCATTATAAAGTCTATTCCAGTATTAACCCCTCTTACAAAGTTTATTGTGTCCATATTAGGGGCTACCAAGAACTCTTCCTTATATCTCTTATACTTCTCATCTTCCGCAATCTTACTCAAAAGAAAGAATACGTCTGTCTTCGCAAAATCCTTTATAGAATCCAACTGGTCTCCAGTCAATTCTTGTATTGGTGTCTTTTCAATTTCCATTACTGTAGTTTTCATCTGCTTCTACTAATAAAATTACATAGCTGCCATTGGTGGTCTACCTTGCTGTGGAACTTGTGATTGTCCACCCTGTGGTTGTTGTCCCCCTTGTGGAGCCATTCCACTCTGCTGGTTCCCTCCTGCTGGCATTGGTGGTTGTGAACCTCCCGCTGGTGTTAATCCAGGTGGCATAGGAACTTGTGGTTGTTGTGCTGGTGCAGGTGGTTTACCTCCCATGATTGCACTTGGAACCTCCATTACCTTAGCCTTATCATCTTCCATTAAGTGGTCTGCGTATTCCTGTGCTATCTTTTGAATCTGCTCCAGTTCTTGCCATTCTGTGGTCTGCATCAACTGTGGCATTATTTCTTCTCCGTATGGCTCAAACATCTTTTCTATTTCAGCCTTCCTACTATTAATAAGTTTCAATTGTTCAACATGGACCTTCTTATGGGTCTCATTTTCTCCAGGTATACCAGATACTACTTCTCCCATAATAAGCTGCTTACCTTGTATCTTAGCTCGTTCTATTGCTATATCACTATCCTCCTCTGTTATCGCTCTAACGTCACTTGGTATACCGTTTGTTTCTGTATACCATCTGAGTACTTTAGGTCCGTCTATCCATGGGGTTGGACTCTGCATTACACTCTCTGGATTGTTAGGGTCTACCATGAATGGTGCTAATTGAGCTAGTGCTGCTTGTGATTTCTGCATTTCAATTGCTCTACTCTTAACTTCAACACTCTCTGGAGATAATTCTATATCCCAGTCTCCGTTTATATTGAAATAGTCTGGTTTTATCTTTAAGTAAGAATACTCACCACGAGTTTCTTTAACTTCCATTGATTCTGGGTTTATTTCTATGTCAGTGAGTCTAATTTGTCTACTTTGAGCAGCTTTTGCAGCTGAATCGACTCTAGGGACAGTATAGAATTGACTCATAAGGGATATACACTGCTTAGCAAGTATTATCATTGATTCTGACCATAAATCTATTAATGCACTAATATAACCGTCCATTTGCTCTTTTGTGAGCATACTAGTGGTTGCTGATACATATTTCTGGTTTACACCCATTTGAACAGGGTCTATCTGAGTAGCAAGTACAGCGTCTCTGTCTAATGCTTCAATTCCTCTGAACATATCGAAATTCATTGACTGATAATCAAGTGTTTGTACATCGTCCATCTGGTTTACTGGTAACATGAGTCCTGGTTCTGCCGTTTGGTAAGACTTGGAAAATTCTCCATAAATAGTCTTTTTAACCTTAACCATTGGATTTGCTGTTATGTGAAGCCTGTCGTATACGAGATTCTTAAGTATTTCTTCTTCGCCTTGAATATTTTTAAGAGAATCTGGAATTCCCATACCATTTAACTGGTTTAGTACCTCTTTACAGTCTATTTTAACAAAAGGCAGCTGCTTATGTATGTATGGTAGTGGAATATCCTTAACTACTACGTCATTTGCTACAACAATATACCTATCTTTAGCCTTGTTATAATAGTGTAAAACCTCAACATAATCGTCGTTTTCAATGTCTTTTGGTGGTTCAAAGAACTCCGCAACGTCACTATCGTTGTAATATGATGCTGGTCTAACCTTATTTACATTCTTAGCGTCTTTGTCATTACTACACATAGCCTTAAATTGACTATAAGAAGGTAACATACGTCTAATTATGTACTGAGCCTCGTAACTTGTACCGTGCAAGTTCCTACCTGATGGGTCTACGAAGATTTCCTGTATTTTAACTGGTTCAAAAGCTATGTCATCATAATCAACAATTTCAGTCTTTTCATAGACCTTTTTATTGTCTTTTAATAGCTGTTTCTCTTCTGAAGTCATTTTCTCCGTATCAATCTTAGGCATTTTCACTTTTCTCTTCTTTTGAAGATAATAAACATGCAAATACCCCGAGCCGTGAGTTAGTGTGTCTTGAAACCAAGTATTCATTCTAGCTTTAAGTGCTCTTCTTTGGAATAGATTGTTCAATAGTTCTTGTACGACCCTACCTTTCCTCTTATCTTTATCATCCTTAACGTCGTCTGGTCTAACAACGAATTGTATATCAAGTTTCCTTAACTTCTGCATTGTAGAGTCTATTCTACCTGAAGACATAGGGGATTTAACATTTGACTTGAATTCCTTTGGGTTTGACTTCTCAGAGTAGCCTATAGCTATCTTTTCCTGGTCTTCCCATACTTTAAACCAGTCTTTTGTACTATGATACGAGTTATTCTGCAACCCAGTCTTAGCAGCATTGTAATCACCCCGTACTAACTTTAATACTCCAGCTTCAGCTTGGGTATATCTCTTTTTGGGTAGTGTTTTTTCACTCATTGTATTTATTTATTATTTTATTGTTCCAGTATAATACAATCTTTTTCTCTGCTATACCTAGGAATATAGGTCCTTTCTAAAAACTCTCCAGAACTATCGGAAATTATCTTACCGTATTTCAGGTTTTCAACATTTTTCAAACTTTCTATAGGGGTTCTGACTCGTACAACCTGGATTTCACCGTTTTTAATCTCCATGGTACGGTATTGATACGTATCCTTGAGTCCTTCAAACCATTTATAAAAAACAGGAGGTACACTATCTGTCGATATGGAACTACCTATTTGTATTCTTCCGTTCATTTATCTTTCCTATGACTTAAACTATGTGCATTTAGTGCTCTTTGGGTTGAAAATTCCTTTTCACACACTTCACAAACGAATATTTCAGCCTTTTCTTCACTTTCTGCTGGTTTTTCTTCCTCTTCTTGGAAATATTGTATATCATTTCCTGTAACTTGCAAAGAATCCTGCTCTTTTTCAACCGTTTCTGCTGATTTTCCAATTAATTCGAATTTTATGAACCCAGTTGGGTCAGATTTCAATCCGTCTGAGGTCTCTTTTGTCTTATAACCAAACCTACCATCAAGACTCTTCATAGCCCTATCGTCTACGACCTTTTCCTCGTCTTTTCTAAGTAGAAAAACGGATTTTAAGTTACCGTTTATAGGATTATCAACCAAATTAACCTTTTTAGACACCATGAATCTCTTAACATAGTCTCCCTTAATCAATTGCTTTGTTTTTCCACCACCTGCACCTGCAATTCCCTCTTGGATTGCGAAATAATCATCAAACTCTAGCCTTAACTTATCGCTAAGTAACTCATAATCCCAGTCCGTTATAAAAGGACCGACACCTGTATAGTTCTCAGCTAAATACGCTTTGTATTTACTCATTCTTACTACTACTAAAATTATTTAAAAACTTGAGTTTGGGGAATATTGACGTTTTGCAACTTCAAAACTGTTCGAACTACCACCAAACCTTGAAGGAAGAACGTCCAGTGACATTAAAGCGTACCTACAGTCGTCTGCTGCGTGGTCCTCCTGCGTAGTATCTAAGTCCTCCTTCTTACTTGTACTACCAGACCTCTTTTGATAATAGGTCAATTGAGGTAACGTCCTTATTATATTGCCACAACTCTTGAAAAACTTCAACATAGGCTCTTCATACGGCTTGTGTGCTAAATAACTCTTCATTATTCTCCATCCCTCGACCCTTCTGTTATCTCCTAACTCTACCTCTCCAATACCAAACCCAAAACCCTTTGCCTCTAGTATGTCTATGCTGGAAACACCCGATTGAGTGTCTAATCTCTTCATGGAAGGGTCTACAACGCATTTATACACCCTATCCCAGTACCCCTTGTCTTTAAGCTGTGCTTTTATATTGTCCGCCGCTTCGTTTACGTTCTCTTCTGTCTTATAGTACTCCCAAATACACCAAATTCTCTTGTCGTTGTCTATTGCGTACAAATGCACACTCCTAGAGTCTCTCCTACCGTCGTCCCAGCCCATAACAAGTTGCCACTCCTCTGGTACAGGAAAATCTTCGACCACATGTCTGGCTTCTGAGAATTCGTTGAAGAACATACCATCAAAAATATTCCAATCTCCGTAAAGAAGTGCTTTTCTCTCTGCTTCTGGGAGCATTTTAAGCTGTTCTAAATAATCTGGGTTGTTATTCATAATATAAGGGTTGTCGACTACATTACCTGGAGTAAACGAGTAATCAGACAGTTTATAGCCCTCTTTCTTACAGGTTTTACTAATAAACCTGTCCCTTACCCAACTATGACCCCTACCTCCTGGGTTTGTACCACTAAAAAACTTCGTGTTAATAGGTTTTACCGTTCTCATACGAGACATTAAATAACTCCATTGAAATTCCGTGAAGTGGGTCAATTCATCGACTCCAACCCAATCCCACTCTCTAGACTGGTACCTTATTACGTCTGCGTCTGTTTCTGCGTAGCAAAACTCTATAACACTCCCGTTGTTAAGCGTCATTATATGAGAACTCTGGTTGTACTTGTAAGCCCATGTGGGTAACATGGTCAACATAGTTCTAATAATAGTAGCGTCTAACTCTGGGAAACTTCGTCTTAAAATAGCTCCTGTTAACGGAAAATCGTACTTAATACTCCTCATTATAGCCTCTGCAATCAGTCCGTAGGTCTTACCACCTCCAGCACTACCACCAAATAACCTGTATTTAGCTGGGTCTGTATGAAACTTCACCTGCTGTGGCAACGGGTCGTATATAACCTTGTTATCACAAAGTATCTTCAAGTCCTGAGTTTTAATTTGGTGTTTTGCCATTACATTATTTCGTTAGAACATTTATCGCATAAAACTATCTTCCTCCACTTGAAACTCTCGTCCTGGAACTCTATTATATTCTGAGTGTTCTCTCCACAGTGTTCACAAGACCTCCATAACCGTCCTGGTTTCACCACTTGGGCTATTACCTTACCGTTGAGCGTTACTTCAAACGGTACTGCAGTCTTAAACAAGGTAGGCTTCCTACTTACTTGAGTTACCGTGAAGACTTTATTTTTTCCCATTCCTATGAGCAATCTTTTTAACTAATACCTGGCACAGTAGGCTCTCGCCTACAACATTATATTGAGGACCCCACACCACCTTGTAATCCTTCTTAATCTCCTTTGTAGCATTGTCTATCTGGATTCTTAACGCTTCCTTAACGTCACTCTTCATTAATTCGTCGTTTAAATCTACTTTAGCACTCGTTGCGTATAACTTATACCCGTTGTCCTTGTCCTGTTTTAACTCTTTTAGTTTTTTCATACTACTTCCAATTAATTTAATCCGCTACAGTAATCCCACTGTTAAGTATATTAACCTGAAACCCCTTGTCAGACTCACTCATACCAACTATTTTAGACGCTAAGTCTAATGCCTTGTTCTTGGCACTTAAATCCTTGTCTTGTTTCATTACCTTGAGTATTTCCATTTCTATCTCGTTGCGGTTTATACCTACTAATTCAGTAAACAACGCCTGGGGTATTTCTCTTAATATGGTCATTTCTGGACGCTTTACCTTCCAGTCTGGAAAGCCCGCTTGTCTCGCTGCTGCTGATAAGTCTGTCTTCTCGCCTAGTTTCAAGTCTTCCCCTATTCTTTGAAGTAACTTGTACTCCTTCGGCTCTATTCTCTCTATACCCAGCTTCTCACTAAGCCTTTTACACTCCCTTGAAATAGTCTTGTCGTCCCACGTGGTTAAGTCTAAAGACTTCTTGTACGCCGTTATTTTAAGTTTTAATTCACTTTCCTTTGACACGGTATTCCTTGTTATCAATGTATTTTATGTAGCCTAAAAACTCCAGTAGGGCTGTCTTATCAGAAATATTAACATGAAAATCGTGTACATTGCCAGTGTAGTCTACAAAATCGTACTCCCGCTTACTCCCTGAGTATATAAATAACCTGTCTGGTCGTGGCTTATGACACTCCACATCCTTTAATTCTTCCGCACTCATTATCCTGTCGTAATACACACCAAACTTCTTTATAATTTTATACCTCCACTGTGTAAGCATAACTGAGCAGGTTTGCTTCCATAAATTTAACTGTCAAATCTCCTAATAACTATATTACCCTTCTTTAATGTCCTCGTGGTTATGTCAAACTTGTAACCAAAACTCCCTACCATTTCCTTAGTAGCCTTCCATACCTCTGGGTCTCCCATCTTCATTGCGTACTTTATCTGCTTGCCCATCTGTGCCTCCACTTGA